TTGAATGTATATGCGCTTAAATCAATAGTATAAAGTACCATACCCAATGCAGGGTCTGATGGATATCCTGGAGTTAAAGCTGATACACCAGCAATATCAAATATTAGACCATTAAAGTCAATAGCAATTTTATCTTTTCTTGGTAGGTAGTAACTGTAATCAGCAGTTACTGCTTGACCACGTTTTGGCACACCAGAAACTATACCACCAGTACCAATAAAGTTTTTGGCGCCAATGGACTTATTTGCAACACGTGGACGGAAGTCAATCGCATCTCTTAATTCAGCAGGGATCTCTTTATAGTCAATACCACTGTATGAGTTAACATCAAAGTAATCACCAGCACCATGCTCAAAGTATTGATATGTTACTTTAATTGGATTTGATGGAGCAGCGTAAGATGGCTTCAGTGTTAGAGTTGCCCAATCATAGTGCGTAGATCGTTGCCCATTATCAATTTCATATCGATCTGAAATATCAACAGTATATGCTGAGCCAGATGGAGTTGTACCGAATGCAGAACCTGGAGCCATTGTAATACTTACAATTTTAAATAAGTCTGCTTTGTCGAGATAGATTACACTTGCTTGAGCAGTCACAGCTGTAGTGAATGTCTCTGAAGTATTTGTTAGGGTTTTAGTTTTCTCGAAACCAGATCCATTACGAATAACTGTTGCAATAACAGAAATTGAGCGACCAGATTGCGCCGATGGCACTGTAATACTACAAGTTGAACTAGAAGGGTTAATAGCATCTGGAGTAATAATAGCACCACCAGCAGTAGCATCATTATCAATAACAAGGTAATTAGTAGGTTCTGCTGTTGGAGCAAAAGTTCCAGAAGTGCTTAGAGTCAACGCTTGACCAGTTGCAGTTTGGGTAAACTTTTGTTGGCAATAGAAAGTTGTATTATTAGTACCACCGCTACCAGCAGTTCTCATAGAACGAACTGCCTGGTATGGAAGTTGGAAAATTAATGATTGTTCCTGTGGCTCAAGAATCTGAGTTGTACACTTAGAAATAGTTGCGCCAGTAACAGTGATTGAAGCATCAACTGTAATTGAGTTTTGATCAGTAACTGCAGTTACTTTACGGAATGATGTAGTTGAAGCAGAAGTAATTGCAACAAGATCATTAACACGTAGGTCAGTTAAGAAAGAAGTTCCAGTACCAGCAATAGTAGTACTTGATGCAGTTACTGAACCAATTAATTGTCTAGCAACAGGACTAATGTCAGCAGTAAAGTTTAAATTAGCATCTGATAATGCTGTGTAAGCAAATGCTTTAACATCAGTATTAAATGCATAACCTGGACTCATTTGAACATCAAATAGACCAAGTTTATAAGTTGCAGAATATCCGAATGGTAAACCATTATGCCATTCTATAAAACGAGCACGAGCATAACCAACAATAGTTCCTTGTGGTGTCCCACGATTACCAGAACCAGTTATGCTATTGTATAATGTAATTTGAGCAAGACTATCAATGGGAGGTAAGTTGTTTACGTTTGTAACCAATACATAATTACCAACAGTAGTGTCAATAACTGAAGCAGTAGCCTGGACATAATCACGTGCTTTAGGAACAGGAATATATGTTATTGCAGTTTTTTCAATTTCATAACCACGAACATACGCTTTACCTGATTCAATACCAATAGCAAGTTTAGACTCGTCACCATCCATATTAATACCACGATTATATGCTGGCGCTGTATCAAACTGCCAGTTAATACCAGTAGCACCTGGACCATCATACGCAGAAGCTGATGTATGAGTTGGTGGTGTAGTGATTGATGTTGCTGAATTTAAAGCAACATAAGTGTAACCACCATATGAAACGATATCGCCAATTAAATATGCTGTGTTAGAAGTCCATGTCCCACGATTATTGTTACGGTGCTCACGAATATCAATACCAAAACCATTAACAGTATAATCACCTGACTCATCAAAAGTTCTACGAGCCAACTCATCACCAAGTAAAGAATATTGAGTCTTATCAACAATAGTCTTAATAGAACCATCTGTTACACGAATTAATTCTACGAAGTTGGAATCCAGGATTGAGTCAACTGCAAGTTTTGTTAAAGTTAAATCAATATAAAAACGATGTGCACCTGGAGCAGCATAGTTAAAGCTGTTTTGTGCATTGTCAAGTAGAGATTCGTCTTCTTCTGGAGTGATAATTTCTTCAGAAACTACAAGACCAATACGATATGTTGGTGATGTAGTGTACTTGTCAAGAACGATAGTTTGTTTTTCAACTAAACAGAAATGGCCATTAATGTAGTAAACACCAGAATTAATAGTTGCAGTCGAACCCTTACCAATAGAGTCATTTGCAGAACCGACTTGAACAGAATATATGCTATCTTCAGTAATTAGAACTTCATTAACAGCAAAAGTCTTTGTTGTTTTATTTGTACCAGATTGTTGATAGTTCAAATATAATGTAGTTGGGTCATTACCTTCTGCGCTTTGTGTAAGGAATACTGTGGCTCTTACACCAGTAGTTTGACCAATAAGGGTTTTGCCATTTAAATTAGTAAGGAATGTTTCAACAGCAACACCATTATATAATGAGATTAGTTTTACATAATCTGCGCCAGCTCCAGGTTGCGTAATAGTCTGGATTGATGCTTGGCCAGGAATAACCATTGCACCCTGTTTAAAGATGGCATCTCCATGTCGCTTAATTTGATTCTGCAGAATACTCTGCATTTGAGTTAGTTCGCGAGCCTGAACCGCAAATGAAGGGCGATAAAGAATACGATAAAACTTTTTAGTTTCGTCGTAGTCGTCGTTATACGGTTCGGTGTTGAAATCTAGCATTCTTTTACTCTTTAAGTTATTTGTTTATTTATGTTAAAAGTTTATAACAGTTCTTAGAGTCACGTTTTGATCAGCAGTAGGAGTGAACGCTACTTTGTTATCTATGAATAGTAAGTGTCCTGAATATTTATCTGCTGTTGGAGCAGTTACACCTGATGCAGAGAAAGTATTTCCTGCAGCATTAACAAACACGTTACCAACAGATGGAACTGCATTATCAAGAGATTGTAATAGAACTCCAGTAGTTGTTAAAGCAACAATCCTAAACATTGGTCCAGTAGCAGAACCTAAGTTTACTTGCATATCTTGAGAGAAGTTATTGATATCAATAGTTCCAGCAATGACAAAGCAAGCAGAAGCCAAACTTGAATCTAAGTTTCCATATGCTCCAAATTTTCTTGGATTTTTAATAAGACCAAGTTGACGGAAGTCATTATTTACAGTAAATCCTTGGTTAGCGTCTTTTGAGATGTTACTATAGAACATTAATTTCTTGGCGAACATACCAGTAATAGGATCTTTACCATGACCACCATATGGTGCCATCACACCGCGAGCAACAGCACCATTACCACCACCTTGATCGAACGCTACTTTACACCAGCGATAACCAAGTCCATAATTTAAAACTTCAATCTTATTTATTTTACCATTTACTACACGAGCCATTGCTGAAGCGCCAGTTCCATCACCAGTAATAGTGATAGGAAAATCAGCACCATAACCATAACCACCAGAGATAACTGGGTAAGCCATAATACGACCATCTGGTGTCAACAACTCAGTATTCGCTTGCAGTGTATTAATATCACCTGGAGATAAATCTGCAGCTAACTGAGCAGAAGTTCCATCTCCACTTACTGTTAAGTTAGCGTAGGTATACCCAATACCACCATCATCAATTTGAACTGATTTAATTTGACCATTAGTAATTAATGGGATTAATTTAGCTGAGGACTGAACACCAACAAAATAAGCAGTGGCACCACTACCAGCAGATACTGGAGTGATCGTGGCAGTTGGTAAGGCAGAATAACCTGCGCCATATTTTATGTTAGCAGTACCAGTTGCAGTAACACCTGCATATTTTAAAGTAGCAGTACCATTAGTTGCAGTCTGTAAAACTGCAGTACCAAGGACTAATCCTGTTCCGCCACCACCAGTGAATGTAATAGTTGGTGGATTAATATAACCAGTACCGCCACCAGAAATTGTGATTGAGGTAATTGTACCAGCAGAAAAAACTGCAGTAACTACCGCATTATTACCACCAGTAACATCAGGTGCGCTTACTGTAAATGTAGGGGAAGAAGTATAACCAGTTCCACCACTAGTAACTGGGATAGAAGCAACAGCACCACTAATAGTTGGGGCAACAGAAGCATGAGTAGTTCCCGATGCAGTTACGGTGTAAAGTCTGTTTGAAACATATATCTGCTGACCAACAGTAACTGCAGTGCTTGCATTCCATAAAGTTCCAAAGGTTAGAGTTGGGGCTGATGTATAAGAATCGCCTGAGTTGGAAACAAATACTCGTGACACAGAAGTGCCATTCATAATCGCTTGGCCAACAAAACCACTACCACCGCCACCAGTCATGTTTAGTGTTGGAGCAGAAGAATAACCAATACCACCGCTGGTCATTGTAATATCTAGAATAGAACCATTTAGGGTATAACCTGTAACTACACCACTGGTAACTGTAAGCGTACCAGTTGCTCTAGTGCCAATATATTTTAACCCAGCAGTACCGTTTGCAACAATACCAGATTTGTGATTGGGTCCAGGAGAAGCAGTAGTTCCTGAGACAGTGCACTCATATATGTTATTTAAATATTCTACTTTCTGCCCAAGAAGAATACCAACACCAGCAGTCCACGGATTCGCTCCATTAAATGGAGGAGCAACAGTTAAAGTAGCACCAGAAGTATAACCAGTGCCACCTGCAGAAATTGTTAGTGCATTTAATAACAATGGATCAGATGCTCTAAATCCATCGCCTGCAACTGTAATATTTGCGAAACTATAATTCTGGCCAGCGTTGTCAATTTTAATATTTAAAATTTCACCACCAGAATAGAACTGTGAACGAATCGAGTTTACGACTGGCATATATACGTCAGTCAAGAATTTATTACGTAAAGCAATTGGAATACTATACAAGTATTTCCACATATACCCATCTGGCATAATAACTGGATCTACAACAGTACCAACTGGTTTGTAAGTTGAAATTGCGTTATTGTTATTATCAAGAACTTTATATACGTTATAATCATCAGTAATAGCATAACAATTTGTATCTTCTAGACGCTGAGCACCAGATGGAGCAATATTAACAACTGCAGTTGCAGTGGCAGCAGCACCGCCACCACCAGAGATAGTAACTGTTGGGACAGCTGTGTAACCTGTACCACGAGAATTTAATGTGATGCTAATGATACTACCATTATTAAGAATAGCTGAGGCTGATGCACCAGTTCCGCCACCACCAGAGATAGTAACTGTTGGTGTTGAAGAATACCCATACCCACCAGTAATTAAATTAATACCCTGTACTTCTGTAGAATATTGATCATCATACATATCCCAAACTTGGCCAGTGACCCAATCTACTCTAGGGATTACGAAAGCCACATCGGTTGAGTTAAGTTCTTTTAAGGTAATAATTTCATTACGAGATTGCAATTCGTAATTAAAACTATCGATTGGATATGGAGGGTTTGCCTCGTCTGTCCAATTAATAGTTTTACCTAAAAAGTAGTAATAACGTGCACTACGATTCTGGATTTCATTATATACTGCGTCAGCAATAGAGTTGCTTAACGGAGATTTTAGTAATGATGACATTTAGATTTCCAATTAGCTGATTGTAACTACCCATGTAACAGCGATAGAATCACCAGCTGCTTTGTTAACTACAGGGAAGGTTGTGCGACATAACATAGTACCAACAGATGCTGCGTTTAGGACGGCAGCCTCAGTAATTGCACCAGTACCAGTACCAGCTGGGAATGTGGCAGTATAAGTGATAGCGTTAGCAGAGTTAGAACCAGAAGCCAAAGTTACGCGACCAGCTTCAGTACCCAATGTAGTATCTGACGCTCCAGGTGTTGCAGTACCAGTACCAATAGCCATGTGTGACATAATGCCAGAAGAAGTTCCTACCATACGAGAAGCAATGTATGTTTTACCAGCAGAAACTACTAAGTTTTTTGCTTTACGTATTTCTTTAATGTTTCCATCTGGTCCACGAACAACTATCTCAAGTTCGCCAGTTGGTTTGAATGTATCGTTTAAGTTCATAATATCTCCTTAATTAGAAAGTTGTTGGTTCGCCAACGTAAGAACCAGTATCGTTTAAAAACCACCCAGCCTCAACGTATGGGTTGAATAGAATTTGCCCACCAGAGTCTGTCATAGAAACTGTGGAATCTTCAGTTGGACCCGCTAAAGTAGCATGAGTCCCAAGAGGTTTAATTGTTTCAAAGTATGGTAATGTTCTATTTAGTAATGTTCCAGTAAAGTCATTAGTACCTACTGTATCATTATCAAGGCTTACACCATTATTTAAATAATGATCATAAACTTCTGAATTTAGAATTTTAGAGATATCTTTAATCTCTATAGCATTCCCTGATACTACTGAATCCGATACTGTAATAGAAAGAATCTTAATTAGAGATTCAATAGCAGTCTGGATCGTAAATTCATTACGTAAATCATATTCACCGAAAACTGCCATACCAGCAGGGTGAATTAAATTCTTAACAATAGTTTTATATGTGTTTAAAGATTGGTCAATCTTAATAACATATGAGAATGCTTGATAGTAGTTACTATCTTGAATATAAATCGCATCATCCAAAAATCCATCATTATTAACATAGTACCCTGGATATTTAGCAAGCGGTCCAAGAGATACTTTAATAATGGCAGGAGTTGTAGTAGTTGCAACAGAGTTAGCAGAACTAATACCAAACTCACGAATAGTTAAACCAGCATATGTTCCATCAATAGCGGATGGTCGCAAATTAACAACAGATGTTAGTGAACTAGAAGTAGTCCCTGCAAAATTAGAAACAAGAGTTAAACTTGTATTACTTGCAATACTTAATACCTTATATTGAACACCGCCAAGTGTTATAAAGTCACCAAACTCAACTTGAGTAGTAAATAATGATCCAACACCAGTAACAGTTGCACTACCATTCGTGGCAGTAAGTGTTCCAGTTAGAACTGAATTTATGGGTAAGTTATAATCAGCAGTATTGAGCGATCCACTTTCTGCGAAACCATATGTACTTTCAGAAATGCCCAACGCAACAGATTTATTGGCAGGAGCCAAGAAACTATCAACACGAGAAATAATAACACCCTCTGTTGATGCAGTATCTTGACCCTTCTGTGATACAATTGAAGATGAGAAGTCAGTAGTATACCCAGTTCCATATTTGATGAATTGCGCCTGAGTAATACCACCAGTTGAATTTACCGCAGAAACTTTCATAATACTTCCATATCCTTGGAAGTTATTAATATTGTAAAGATCACCTACTTTGAACCCAGTTCCTGGTGCTTCAACTTTTAATGTAGATGTTGTTGGTAAAATTAAACCATTAAATACCAAATTATTATTGTTATCAAGATATCGTAAAGTATCGCCAACGGAAATATTACCAAAGAAGCGACGATCAATGATAAACTCATAAGTGTCATCAGAGATTCTAATTGCACGATCTACTTCAACCTCAACGTATTGGCGACGATCAACAAGAACTCGAACTACTTTAGACTGAGTAACAACGTCTACTAATTTACCAACAATATCTTGTGGGGAACCAATAAGAATTTTTACGAAAACCGAAACGTCTTGATTCCATTTACCATCAGAAGCACGTAGCATCTGAGTAGATGGATAATTAATCGTAATGTCTTTATTAAATAAAATTCTGAACAGAAGTTTATATGATGCTTCACTACCTTTTGCAAGATAAAGATCTTTAATTCTTGATATTAAGAATCGTTCATCAACAGTTGAATACGGTATCTTTGCTGCTAATTCATCTTTAAAGTATGTAATAAATGCATCAAGAGTAGTATCAATATCTCTTAGTGTGGTAGGATCTTTCTGCGTTGTTTCTAAGAAATCATAATACGCTTTTAGAAAATCAACGAATGTTTGATACTCATCCCTGATAAACTCAGGTAGCTGTGATGCTACTATGGATGAGACTTTAGGTCTTGTAATCATTATGAACGACTAGGAGTAAATGTGTAGTTATAACCACCACGCAAATCACCAGAAGCAGTTGGATCTGGAAGCGCAGTTACCTTTAAGTGATCTTTGGCAATTTGTGCGATTTGAGTCAACGCTGATACCACGTCATTTGATAGTGGGCGAATAGAAATTTCTAAATCAATATCAGCAAGAGCAGTAATATGTAAGTTCTTAATATCAACCACACCTTTAGCGTAATCAATATTACCGATGGTTGGGTTCACAACAATTTTAATACCATTGGATCCAAATCTAAACAATCTAACATGAGCAACACCATCATCATCAAGATAATGTAATTCATCACTACCAGCTACATAGAATCCAGTGCTTCTAAATGATTCTTCTGGTTGACCAGAACTCCAAATTGGATTGATCATATTTAATATGTACTGAGCAGAAGTATTGTATCGAACATTTAATTCTCTACGTAACAATACAGTAGTAATATTGTTTGTTATCGCTTGATCAGAGTTATCGATCAACTTGCTTAGTTTTGAATATCTAAATACACCATCAAAGCGACTCAAGTCATTTGCATTGTACGCATTGATAGTATTAGTAACACCAGCTGCGATTTCTGACGCTGTCTTGGAAGTAGCCTGTTCGTTGTAATAAACTGTAACAGTTAGTGCGATATTGATAAATTCTGGGTCAACAATAATCGGCTGAACCGAAACTACATTTCGTTGATCTAAGATTGTTGCAATTAATGCTGACTTTTGAGTTGTTGTTAATTTGTCTGCATCTTTTGGTTTTATGCAAATATAAACCTTACCATAAACTGGAGGATTATTATCCTCACCACCCCAACAAGTTACTGAAGCAGCATCAGAGAACTGAGAGTAAACGATTGCTTTATAATCATCTGGAGTAACTGCTCTATTCTGAGAAGCATACATTCTTGGGGCATTGAAACGAATGCTATCAATATCTTCTGCAGCAGCGCCATTAGCAGCAATACCAGTTGTTGTGATAGAGATTGCTGCACCAGAAATTAATGTTGCTCCACCATATGTAAATTGACGTGCTTTATTTGGAGCATCTAAACTAGAAACGAAATAATTTAAGTGAACAATATTACCAGCATCTAATGCCATGCCAAGATTATCGTCACCGAATGTTAATTCATATAAACCTTCATCAATCTCTTTAACCCAAAAACATTTTGTTGTAGAATCAACACCAATTAGCGTTTCGGCTTTAGTGAATGTAGTGTATACTGATGACGAAGCAGATTCTTGAATTCTTACTGTTAGTGTGTTTAAGTCAATAGCTGAGTTTGGAATAATATAACGTGTATTAGTTCCAACAGCAATATTAAATGTCAGTGGAGTACCTTCAGTAATTACCAAATTACTAAACGTAAATACACCAGTAGAACTTGTGGCAACAACTGAACCAGTAGTATAAAATGTATAAGACGCTCCATCAATGGTAGTAGTAAAGGGAGTATATGCTGGTAGTGTTAATGTAGTTGCGCCAGATCCAGGAGCAGAAACAGTAAGAGTAATTGTTGCTTTGGCGCAAGTAGCAGACCTTGGCGAGTAACCAAGCATCTTAGAAAGAGAAACTACGCTATTACGTTTTCTTGCTGAATCAAGAAACATCTCATTGATAGCAAGGTTATTGTAAAGAGCATTGTAGTGAGTGTTATAAGCCAAAACGTCTAACAGAACAGACATGGCTGAACCTTCAAAATCGTAATCTTGAAATTCAGATTGACCACTTAGGAATGTTTTTAAGTTTTTCTTAATGTCATCAAAATCAAGTGTTGTGACATTAATCTTTTTATTTGAAGTTGCCATTTATCGTGTTCTCTGTAGCGTTAAATCTAGCGTGATTGGAGCAGTCGTATTTAATATTGTAAATTCAATAGTAACATTAATGGTCTGATCATCT